GAATATTGTAAAGCAGTAATAAAAGGCTGGTCTGGTCTTAAGTATAAGTACCTAGAAGAGCTTCTTTTGGTAGATATCAGCGACCTCAAGCCCGACGACTGTTTGCCCTATACTTCAGCAAATGCTGAATTATTAATGAAAAACGCAAATGACTTTGATACCTGGGTCACAGAAACAGTAGGTGACTTAGAAAATTTTACTGGAAACAAGTAGCGGCTGTTAGAGCCTTACTTGTTCAGTTCGTTCAAGAGCAAAGTCAAAATATAGATATTGAAAAATATTTACGAATGTGCGAACAAATGGGGCAAATGCCAGATCCTGATCGTATGCCACTTGAAATGTCGGTTTTTCCCGACGAAGTTCAAGTGGCATTTTTTATGTTTCAACTATTGTCAGATCGATGGGACGGAATGTCAGGAACATATCTCGGAAAAGACTGGACACAATGTCCGCAACTATTTGAATTGTATGATATAGACGATAAACGAGAAACATTATATTTTATGAAACTCTATGAGGGTATACTTATGGAGCAAAGAATGCAAGATCAAGAGCAGCGACGCAAAGCGGAAGAACGCAGAGCAAAGCAAGGGGGTAAGAACTATACCCATAATGTAAGAGGCTAATGGCTAAAAAGACAAAAATTGAGATAGAACTCGAAGTCGATGATAAAGGCACCACCAAGAAAGTCTCTCAAAACTCGAAAAAACTTGGAGACAATCTAGGTAAAACTGCTGATGGTGCTGAAAAAGTAAGACAAAAAAGTGATGAAGCGAGTAAATCGACAGGAGAACTAGGCCGGAACATGAGAGGCACCGGTCAGATGTCTTCAAATACTACAAAAAACTTTTCAAAAATGCAACAAGGCATGGGTGGACTTGTAGGTGCTTATGCAACTCTTGCTGCTCAGGTCTTTGCTGTGTCTGCTGCTTTTCAATTTTTACAAACTGCAAGTGATTTTAGAAACTTAATTGCAGGACAAGAGGCTTTAGGCTCAGTAACCGGTACAACTTTCAAAACTATCTCTAACGAAATTGTAAAAGCAACTGATGCTCAATTAAAATATGCTGATGCTGCAAAAGCAGCAGCAATTGGTTCTGCTGCAGGTTTAACAAGCAGTCAGCTAACAGACTTAGGTGCTGCTGCTAAAAATGTTTCCTTTGCTCTCGGGCGAGATTTAACAGATTCATTTAATCGTCTTATTCGGGGTGTAACAAAAGCAGAACCGGAACTCTTAGATGAATTAGGTATTATTTTAAGACTAGAGCCTGCTATCAAGGCTTATGCACGAGAACTAGGCAAAGCTGAAAAAGACTTAAATGCGTTCGAACGAACACAAGCAGTTACAAATGAAGTTTTAGATCAAAGTAATCGTAAGTTTGCAGATATTGCAAGATTAATGGATCCAAATGCTGCTGTATTAGCTCAGTTTGCAAAATCTTTTGATGAGCTAGTAAATGCTTTTAAAGTAGGAGTTATAGACACTCTTACTCCTATTCTATCTTTTTTATCAAAAAATACTGAGGCATTAGCTGCAGCTTTGACACTTGCAGCTATACCAATTGTCAAAGCTCTTATACCAAATCTAAAAATATGGTCGGCACAAACAGCCGACTTAGCAAAAACTCAAAGAGACCAAGCAAGCAGCTATGTAGAAGGTATTAAAAAACAAAGAAAAGCAATGAAAACGTTTTTGAATGATCAAAAACAACAATCACAAGCAGCAGCAGATGCTTCTAAAAAAATTCTTGGAGGACAACAAAGCACTGGACTAAATTTCTTAACAGGAGAAGATACGAGTAAACGAGCACAAGCAGCCGCAAATAAAATTCTTGTAGGTGCAGAAAAGCAAACAAAAGACGGTGCAGATGCAACAACAGGCTACTTAAAAGGAAAAAATGCAGAACAAGTAGCTTCATTGAGAGGCTCTTATAATGAGCAAATGGCACTTACAAAAACTCATAATCAAAAAACTCGACAGGTATTTGCAGCAAGTGGAGCAGCTATAACAGGAGGATTTTTAGGCTTACGAGCGGCCTGGGCAGGAACACTGTCTTTCATGACTAGTGCTGCAGCTGTTGCAGGAACAGTAATAAATACATTTATGAGTTTCTTAGCCGTAGTTGGAGCACTAACGCTTGTTGTTCAAGCGGCAATCGGATTGTATCGAGCAATGGTACCTTTATCTGAACAGCAAAAGAAAGACAATGCAATAATTGAAGAACAATCATCTCGATATAGTACTCTTACAGAGGAAATGAAAAGAAATAGATTAGCAAGAGAAACTCTACTTGTAGGTTCTGAGCGACAGACAAACATTGGACAAACTCTTCAAGGAGCAGATGTATCAAAAGTTATTCAAGAGTTAAATGAGTTTAGTACTGTATCAAAAGACACTGACGGATATGACGAACAGCGAACAGCTTTAAGAGATGTTGTTTTAGAACTAGGTCGTGTTGACCCTGCTTTTGCTATTTTAAATAAAAATTTAAGAGAAGGAACATCTGTCTCTGATGATACCGCTAAATCTTTAAAAAGGCTGGCAAATGAGTTTATAAATGCAGGACAAGCAATTGCTAATCTACCAAATCTTATAAAAGAAGCAGATACGGCATTTTCAAACTTATCAACTTCAATGGTAAAAAACACTCCGTTAACTGCTTTTATTCAAGCACAAGGCAAAGCTACGGAAGGTTTATTTGAGAGAAGTCGAGCAGCTAAACAAACAGAAAAGTCTTTACAAGGAGAAATTGCAGTCGCAGAAAATTTACAGACGAAACAGGAAGGTCTTTTAGACACTCTTTATTCTCCAGGAAGTTTGGGAAGACGTAGATATGATGAGGCTGATGACGCTAAAAAAGACAGAATGAGAAAAGCGAGGCTTCACGCCAAAAATGTACAAAGAAGGCGAGACGGTAAAGACGAATTAGTAGATTTCTCTAAACAAGCAGAATTTAGATCTGATAAAGAGCTGGAAGCAGCCAAAAAAGCGAGTGCCGAAAGTAGACGAGCAGCAAGCGATGATTTAGAGCAGGGTATTAAAAGAGATGAAATATTAAGTGATGCAGTCAAGTTTGAAAACAAAATATTAAAGCTTAGAGAGGCGCAGAATGTAGAAGCATTAAAAGCAACAAAAGCACAGACTCTTGGTGTAACAGTGCAAGGAAAAATTAATAACTTGGGAATGCAAGAAACTGCTATAAAAGCAAAAGTTTTAAAAGCAGAGGAAGCTGTTTTAGCTGCTGAGTTTGCAAAAGGGAATGCAACAGTTGCTACACAAGCATCTGCCGATAAAGCATTTAAAGTTGCAAAAGAGCAACTGGAGATAGCTAAAGAGCAAGCAAAAATAGATAATTTAAAATTAGCAAGAACAAAAGCACTATTGCTTATTGAACAAAAAATATTGAGCACACAAATTCAAAAAATCGCACTAGAGCAACGACTTGCTGGTGGACAGCGAGCCGAAACAAACTTACAAGCTTTTCAAGGAACAAGAGAAAACAGAATAGCTCTTTTAGACCAACAGCAAGAAAATAGGCAAACACAGTTAAGAATAGCAGAAGAGGATGGAAAAATTCTAGGCAGGAAGTTTATTGATGCGTATAATACCATGCTTGATGAAAATGCAAAGACCATTACGGGCAGTAGCGACGCAACTTTTCAAACGTTAAACGCAGAACAGAAATTAGAGGCGCAACGAAAAACAGGCTTAGAAATTCAACTAAGTTCAGAAGCAGCAGCATTACGTGCCAATACTAACACAAAAGAAGCCTTAATCGGTGAGATTACGATAAATAAAAGCAGATTTGATTTGCAAAATGATCTAACACTTGGAGAGATTGAACAATTAAAAATTAAAAGCGAAGGAATTTCACTGAGTCGAGAAGAAGAAATTTTTCAAAGATTAAAAGCACAGCATATGGAGACACAAAACGAGCTTAGTCTTGTACAATTACAAATACTTAGACAACAAGCAGGAGAAATTAATGACCTAGAAACTACAATATCTACACAAGAAAGAATAAGAGATTCTATAAAAGGAAGTATGACGGACGCATTTGAGGGAATAATTACTGGAGCTAAGAGTGCAAAAGATGCTTTTGCAGATATGGGAAGAGCTATACTTGGAACTTTAGCAAAAATTGTTGCAGAAATGATTGTTGCAAAAATTGTATCCTCTTCGTTATTTTCAGCATTTGGATTTGGACCAGCAGCAGATGGCGGTATAACTGCTAGTGCAAAGAAAGGAGGAATATACTCAATGGCAGGAGGAGGTTATACTTCTCCTTTAAGAAACTACAATCGTGGTGGAGTAGCACGTGGTCCGCACTCTGGGTATAATGCTGTTCTTCACGGAAATGAGGCAGTAGTTCCACTTCCGGACAATCGTCATATTCCTGTTGAGCTTTCAGGAAGTACTGGCTCACAGAATAATGTAACTGTAAACGTTTCAATGAATTCAGATGGAACAGCTTCTTCTCGTGCAACAAGTAGCGGGCCAGATGCTTCTGCTTTGGGAAATGCAGTTGCAAAGGCTGTTCAATTGGAATTACAACAACAGCAAAGGGCAGGCGGTATGTTAAGTCCTTATGGAGTAGCATAATGGCACTTGGTTTTATAGTTGCAGGAGTAACAACAAGAAAGATAATTCCTGATAAAACTTTGACAAAAAACTCAACACCTCGACTCCGTATTCAACGTTTTGGAGATGGATATGAGCAACGGGTTGTGGATGGAATTAATAATATAAATCAAACATATTCTTCTAGTTTTACAAATAGAGAAAAAGAAGAAGCAGATGATATTATTGCATTTTTTGACACACAAGGAGCAGTTACAGCTTTCGATTTTGTAATTCCAGATTCAAACTCTACATCTACAACTACAAGTGTAACAAGCGGCTCTAGCAGCAGTTCTACTTCTGTTACCTTGACAACACTAAATACTGATATTACTCCAGATGCTACAGTTTCTGGTAGTGGAATTAGCGGTACTCCAACTGTTTCAAGTATTGATGGTGCGGATTTAGTACTAAGCTCTGCTCAAAGTATCTCGGGAGGAGTTACTTTAACATTTACAAACCCAAATGAATTAAAAATAAAAGTTGTGTGCGATAGTTGGACTATATCGTACACCAATAAGGCTTTTTACAACATTCAGGCTAACTTTAGACGAGTTTTTGAACCATGAGTCAAGATTTATCCGTAGATTTTATAAAACAAAGCGTTAATAGTGGATACTTAGAATTTTTTGAATTAGAAGTTGGAAAAAGTTCTACAGATCCTGCTACAAATATCTTGTATTTTCATGCTGGAACAAATGGAAGCATGCAAGATGTAACATATGACTCAAAAACGTATGTAGCTATTCCAATTTTTATGAGTGGTATTGAAATGAAAGGAGACGGTCCTCTTGCACGACCTAGTTTAACAATTGCAAACGTTGAAGCACTGATAAAATCTGGCTCAAAATTCAAAAGTCAAATGCAAGATGGAACTTGGAATGCAACAGTTGGAGAAACAGATGTAACTCATGTAAACTTTGAGTTAGACGATTTAATTGGAAGCAGAATCACTAGAAGAAGAACTTTAGAAAAATACTTAAATTCAAGTCCAACAATAGAATTTAAAAAAGATGTTTTTATTATTGATAGAATTGAAGCACGAGATAATACTCTTGTTTCATTTGAACTCGCCGCAGCGTTTGACTTAGAAAAAATAAAAATTCCTTCTCGTATTGTGGTTGGAAAGTATTGCAATTGGGAGTATCAAGGTGCCTCCACAGAAAATGCTTTAGATAAAAGACGTGGTGGTTGTGTTTGGAAAAAACAAAATCAAATTGTACATGCAGACGAATCAAAATCAAGCATTTTTGTAACAGCTGACGATGAACCATTAATTCTAAAATCTGCAGTTGAAGGCTCAACAGGGTACGCAGCCATTGCAGACTCAAGTAGCCCAGGAACTCATGCTTTAAATGTTTTTGTAAAAGATAATACGACTGGATTATATTTTCGATCTCGTTCTGCAAGTAATAATAACGCATTGTTTAATGCGAATGGAACAGTAAACAATGTATTTTGGCAGCTTTGTCGTGTTTACACAGTTTATTCAAGTGACGGAAGTGGAACAAATTACACAACAGATGCTTCAGACTCAAGAAAGAATTCATATGTGTTTCACACAGATACAGTTTGGAGAGCGCTTATTCCAAATCAAAAATCAGATAATATTACCCCCGAAAATGGGTCATCTTACTGGAATCGTGGAGATGTTTGCGGAAAATTACTACAATCTTGTAAGATGAGATATCAAGCGATTGGAAGTACAAGTGCAACAGGACAAAATTTATTACCTTCAGATTTATTAGATACAAGCAAAATTTTACCCTTTGGAGCTTTTCCCGGAAGCAGAAAATTTAGATGAATTTTATTGAAGATATACGTAAACATTTTAAAAGACAATACCCAAGAGAAGCTTGTGGAGTCATTTCAGTTGTAAAAGGAAAGAAAAAATGGTATCCATGTGAAAATATTTCAGAAGAAGACGAACATTTTCTTATTGATACAGATTATTATTTAAAGCTAACACGAACAACGGATGTGATAGGAATTGTACATAGTCACCCCGATGCATCGTCAGAGCCAAGTGAATTTGATATTGCAAGCTGTAACGCTCTTGGAAAAGATTTTTATATTTTTAGTTATCCAGAAATGGATTTAACAGTTTTACATCCAGAAAATAAAACAACTAATTTATATGGTAGAGAATATGAGTTTGGAGTTCAAGACTGTTTTGAAGCCTTAAGAGATTATTTATCTTCTGAAAATATAAAAATTCCACCAAGGGTAATGTTCGTGGAAGATTATTGGGATAAAAATATAGACTATTTTAATGAAAAAACAATAAAAAACTGGAATCATTATCCAGTAAATTTAAATAGTATTCAGAAAAACGACGTTTTAATTTTTAAAATTTTTTCAAATATAAACAATCACTGTGGAGTTTATTTAGGAAATGATATTTTTTACCATCACGCAGAAGAAAGATTATCATGCCGAGAAAATTTATATCCACTATGGCACAAATGGTTAGTAGGAGCATACCGATATGCAGCGTAATGTATATTTAGAAGGAGAAATTGGTGAGAAGTTTGGTTCTCATTATTGTTTTCATGCGCCTAAAGTAAAAGACGCACTAAGATTGATTGATATAAATAATTCAGGCTTTAAAAAATATCTTTTAGAATGTCAGGATAAAGGAATTGGATTTGCAATTGATGTTGCAGGAGAGGAAATAGAATATAGCGAAGAACTTCTTTTACCTTTACACGAAGGAGATATTACAATTACTGCTATTCCTGAAGGAGGTGGTGGTGGTTTTAAAAAGATTCTAACAGCAGTA